GAGGCCAAAATGAAGAATCCACTATCATCAGTGACCTTCGCGCCATTGGGATGAGCGTGACAGGCACTCAGCGCAAGGTTGATTTTGGAAGCCATGTATCAGGCAGCTTGGATGGCATTGGCAAGGGCGTACCCGGCGCGCCAAAGACTGAACACGTTTTGGAGTTCAAGACCCATAGTCTCAAGAGTTTCAACGACTTAGAGAAAAATGGCGTGGCAAAGAGTAAGCCCATGCATTTCACACAATGCCAAGTGTATATGTTTGGCACCGAACTGAAACGTGCGTTGTATGTTGCCATCTGCAAAGACGATGACCGCATTTACACCGAGCGCTTGGAACTGGATCGTGACCATGCCATCAAGGCCATTGACAAAGGCCAGCGGCTGGCGCTGACTGACCGTCTGCCACCGCCCATCAGCACCGACCCAACGTGGTTTGAATGCAAGATGTGCCCCGGCCATGACTTTTGCCACGGTAGCAAGACCACCAAACAGGTCAATTGCCGTACCTGCGCCCACATTACGCCATTGTCCGACAGCACTTGGCATTGCGCCAAGTGGGACGCCATCGTGCCGACTGACGCCCAGCATACCGGCTGCGAGAGCCACGTTTTGCACCCTGATCTGGTGCCTTGGAAGCGGCTGGAAAGTTTCAGTGAATGGGTGGCCGTGTATGAGATTGACGGCTTGGGCTTGGCTAATGGCGAGCCAGGCGAGGGCGTCTACACCAGCAAAGAGCTACTTGCCAATGCTGCGGCTTGCAGTGACCCTACTGTAAATAAAATCAGGGGTGAGTTTGATGCTAGGGTGGTGGGATGACTAATCAAGGGGAATTTAATGAGTTGGCTCTTTTCGCAGGCGCTGGTGGAGGAATACTTGGTGGACATTTGCTTGGATGGAGAACAGTCTGTGCAGTCGAGTGGGAACCGTACCCAGCAAGCGTACTGTGCGCCCGACAAAATGACGGCTTTCTCCCGACTTTCCCGATTTGGGATGACGTTCAAACCTTTGACGGAAAGCCGTGGCGAGGAATTGTTGACGTTGTATCGGGAGGGTTTCCATGCCAAGACATTAGTTCAGCAGGACGAGGCGCAGGAATTGACGGAGAGCGCAGCGGGATGTGGCGAGAAATGGCGCGCATCATTCACGAAATATGACCCCGATTCGCGTTTGTGGAAAACTCACCAATGCTCACTAGTCGAGGACTTGGAACCGTTCTTGGAGACTTGGCCGCAATGGGGTTTGATGCGCGATGGGGAGTGCTGGGAGCAGCGGACGTTGGAGCAAACCACCAGAGGGACAGAATTTGGATTGTTGCAAGAAACATGGCCAACACCCAGGAGTTGTTCAGCAATGGCGGCAACAATAACGCCAGAATCAGCATGGAACGAGAAGCGCAATCCGAATCTGGAAACGATTGTTGGTCAGAGGTTATGGCCCACACCTACAACGAGGGACTACAAGGGAGCCAATGGATTCGAGACAACTCAAAAGAAAATAGAGGAAGGATTGAGGGCGCACATGGGGCAACTTCCAAACGTAGTCCAGCAATTGGAGCAGAAAGCGATTGGTGGAACATTGAACCCAACGTGGGTAGAGTGGCTGATGGGGTGGCCGCTAGGGTGGACAGACTTAAAGCCATTGGAAATGGACAAGTCCCACTCTGTGCAGCAAGTGCTTGGAGAATCCTAAATGCTCCGTGAATACCAACAACGCACCATCGACCAGCCTTGAAATAACGTATAATCAAAACATGAAACCATACTACGTTTACGTTCATACCCGCAATGACACCGGCGAAGTTTTTTACGTTGGCAAAGGTCAAGGCAGACGCGCCTGGTGGAAAAACGGAAGAAATAGGCATTGGCATTTTGTGGCTGAAAAGCATGGGTATGAGGTGCATATTTGGCGTGATGAATTGACCGAGGTTCAAGCATTTGAAATTGAAAAAGAGCGTATATCTTTTTATGGAAGAAACAATTTATGCAATTACACAAATGGCGGGGACGGTTCTTCTGGGGCTAAAAGAACAGAAGCTCAAAAATTGCACATGAGTGAAAAAATGCTTGGTCGAAAATTTAGCACTGAGACGTTAGAAAAAATGAAGATCGCGGCCAGTCAAAGAACAGAAGAAACAAGAAAAAAACAAGCTGACGCAGTACGTGGAAGAAAACACAGTAAAGAACACAAGCAAAAAATATCTAAGGCTGGCATTGGAAGAACTCCAACAGAAGAAACTAAGAAAAAAATATCGGATGCTCACAAGGGCAAACCAAAATCAGCAGAGGCTGTAAAAAAAATGGCTCAGTCAAAATCCAAAAAAATTATGTGTTTAACTAACAATAAAATTTATGATTCACAAAGAGAAGCAGCGCGTCAATTGAACTTAAAAAGTTCACACATTAGTGCCGTTGTAAATGGAAAAGCGCATCAAACCAAGGGGTTTGTTTTTGTATCGGTGCAATCATGAAACTGCGCGAGTACCAAACCAGAGCACTTGAAATGCTTTATGAATGGTTTGAAAAAAACCAAACCGGCCACCCAGTGCTAAACATGCCAGGCGGGTCAGGTAAATCTGTGGTGATTGCGTCTCTGGCAAAGGATGCACTGCAAAACTGGCCTGAAACAAAAATTCTTATGCTGGTGCATTCCAAAGAATTGATTTTGCAAAACGCTGACAAACTACGCAAACTGTGGCCGAATGCACCGCTTGGTGTTTACAGCGCCAGCGTGGGGAGGCGTGACCTTGGGGAGCCGATTACTTATGCTGGAATTGCGTCAGTTGCTAAACGTGCAAAGCAGTTAGGTCACATAGATTTGTGCATCATTGATGAAGTTCATTCCGTTTCAACTGTTGAAAGTGGAATTTACCGAAAGCTAATTTCCGACCTGCTAAATATTAACCCGTCCATGCGAATTGTGGGTTTAAGCGCCAGCCCGTACAGGCTTGGGCAAGGCATGATTACCGAGGGCAAAGACGCAATTTTTACAGAAATTTTGGAGCCTGTTAGCATTGAGGAGCTAGTTTTTAAAACGCACCTTGTACCGCTGCGTTCAAAAATAACTAACCATAAATTAGAAGCTGAAGGCTTGCATAAAAGAGGTGGCGAATACGTTGCGGCAGAGATGGAGGCTAAGTTTAATACCGACGACCATAACATTGCCGTAGTGCAGGAAATTATTGACAAGGCAAGCAACCGAGCGCACTGGTTAATTTTTTGCTCTGGTATTTTGCATTCTGAGGCTGTAGCTAATTGTTTGCGTGTTGCCGGGATTGCTGCCGAAGCATTAGACGCAACGCACAATAAAGCGGAGCGCGAGCGCAAGTTATCCGATTTTGAATCAGGCAAGCTGCGAGCACTGTGCAATGTAGGAATTTTGACCACTGGCTATGATTTTCCTGCGTTGGATTGCATAGCATTTTTACGCGCTACCGCGTCCCCTGGCCTTTATTTGCAAATGGCCGTTCGCGGAATGCGCCCATATTCAGGCAAAGCCGATTGCATGGTGTTGGACTTTGCAGGCGTGGTGGAGCAGCATGGCCCCATTACCGCCGTGCGGCCACCACCAAAGAAGGGTGACAAAGTAGGCGAGGCGCCGGTAAAGGTTTGCGACCACTGCCAAGAAATCTGCGCGTTATCGGTGCGGGTATGCCCAGCCTGCGGCGCCGAGTTTCCCGAGCCAGTGAAGCCAGCCTTAAAACTGTCCAACCTTTGCATCATGGGCGTGGAGGGCATTGATCTTGATGTATCGAGTTGGACGTGGCGCAAGCACATAAGCCGAGCCAGTGGTAAAGAGATGATCTCATTAACGTACTACGGCGGCTTGAGTGACCCACCAGTAACAGAATATTTGGCAGTAACGCATGATGGTTTTGCGGGTGAAAAGTCTCGCCGACTATTAACCGACATAGCTTACAAGGCAGGCGTGGCGTTAGATTACAGCGTAGCCGACCTGCATGAGATGGCGCAGCAGCTTACCGATGGTGAGCCGCCAAGCCACATAGAATTTAAACGCGAAGGCAAGTTTTTCACCGTACTTAAAAGGACATGGACATGAGCCGTCACCCCGAACCCGAAATCGTCACCCTGTACCTCAAAACCCTGAGAGCCGAGCCGCCGAAGGTATGTCACCTTTGCGACAATTACAATAAGCACGGTATTTGCGATGAATTTAATGACGTACCGCCTGAGAGCTTTGCAAGTGAGCCAGATCAATGTGAACTATGGGTCGAGGTAATACCGTTTTGAACTCAGAACATTTAGAACAAGTGCGCCTGGTGTCATGGTTTCGCAAAACGTACCCTGATACCCGTATCCTTGCAATCCCCAATGGGGGCATCAGATCAGCCAGCCAAGGGGCTAATTTAAAGGCCGAAGGGGTCAGTGCAGGGGTACCCGATTTATTTGTGCCTGAGTGGTTTCTTTGGATTGAAATGAAGCGCAGCACAGGGGGCACAGTATCGCCAGCACAAAAAGACTGGATAGCCTACCTCGAAAGCATAGGCCACCAAGTAATTGTCGGACGGGGCTTTGAGGATGCAAAACAGCAGATCATAAAAAAAGCCCCTAGTGGGGCTTGAATGGTTCGGGAGGCTTAGAGGTCAAGTAATACCGCCAGCAGAGCCGCCAGCAGCAGGGCCAACAGCACAATCAAGGCAGTACCCCTGCACAGACACCCCTAACTTGATTGACGTGCCAAATTGAATGATCCTCGATGCCATCATAGATGTAATTGAGTGCCTCCTCGTATAACCTGACATCCTCCTCAAGATACTTGATACGTGCTTGCAGTTCTTCCACCGTGGGGGCTGGTGGCGTGAAGGGGGCCAAAGCCTGGGCCATTGTGGGGTGCATCATGCTGTCCACTCCTCGACATACTCTAATTCCCAGCTTGCATCTTGTTTGTCTTGATCGAATGTCTCTAATTTTGCCCATGCCAACAATTCGGCCTCCTCTAAGGTGTTAGCCTCCACCAGAATATTGACGTAGCTGGTGCGTTTAAGTTCGACTTCATAGGTTTTCATGGTAGTCCTTAAAAAGTGAGAATATCAAAGTAGGCCAGACCCAACAGGGTCAAGCCAGCAGAGAGAAAAAGCACTGCCAGCAAATCCATGGCAGCAGCTCTACGCTTCTCTAAAGCCTCTTGCGAGGGCTTGTAGGTGTAGTGGTGGTGCATGGTTTACTCTCCGGTAATCAATTTATAACCAGCAAGGGCTGCTGGCAAGCCTGCATTGATTCGAGCATTAAAGTGCTTATCAAAATCTTTGAAGGTATCGGGTAAGTGCTTTTTCCAGTGTTGACGTTCTTTCAGCAATTTTTCAGGCAGTGTGCATGGGCTTATGTCGCCATCATATAAACACTCTAAAATAAAATTCGCAGCGTTTACCGCTTCTTCTTGTTCGTAATCGTAGGTGCCTGTGAAGTCAGTTGTTAGCATGGTTTATTCTCCTTTAGCCACTGCCAAGCCACTGACCCGAAAGCATTTACCCGACGATAATTCAACGTCAATTGTTCCGCATGGGTGTACCTTTAAAACTTTGGCAAGGTAACGCTTGCCATAAATTTCAACTTCAGCAAAATAGTTGTTTCCAATTTTAGTCATGGTTTTCTCCTAGTTGGTTATGGTCTACACAATGCAAACCCCTAAACCCTCACTTGCAAGGGCTTAGAGAGTGTATTAGTAGGTCATGCTGGGTTTGCTTGGCAGTTCGTCCAGCTTGGCTATGAGTGGCATCACATAGGCAACTGTCTTACCCTCATGGTCTAAAGTTGCAAAGCCTACGCCAGTCCCGCCAGGTCGAACTTGTACGCAAAATTTTCTCTTACTGATAACATCAGCAGCATCAGCAACACGAGCCAAGTAATCGACATTGAAAAAAACATGATGCGGGTATGGTGCATCATCATATTGAGCAACCCTGCGCCAATCAGGAAAAATGCCGTCCATTTCAGAGACAATTGAAATTTCACCCTTCAATGACTCAAGGGTAACTTGACGCCGAACACGGGTTTGCCCATCATATTTTCCAGCAAACCCAACAGGCAAGGTTAATTTAATTCCTATTTTTCGGTTCGTTTTCAGCATGGATTGAAGGGTATCCATGGGCATGATGAATTGACCAGCTTCACGCGATACATCATCAATTTGATGCACTGCCAAAGCATGACCACAGGTTGCAATCAAAAACGAACCATTGGGGCCAGTATCGATGCAAACCCCTATAAGGTAAGAACGAATATCTTTTTTGGCTGCGAACATGCCGATAGCAGTTAAATGCCCAGGCATGATGAACAAGTCATTATCTATCGTGGTGGTGGTGGTTTCAACTGTTGCGTATTCCATAATAATTCTCTCAATTGTTTTGGCCAAAATTAGCCCGCAAACCCTGACGCGCAAGGCTTGCAGATAGTTTTAAATGCCTGCTTTCAAAATCTTATCGGCTGCACCAAATATGCGTTGTGCTGATTTGTCGGTTATCTCACCACCGGATAACCAACCCTGAATATATCCACGGCTTTCAATCAAGCCTGGCAAGCCAAGCACCGAGCACAAAATGTAGGCCACCGATTCGGCTTCTACTTCCCGAATATCTTTAGGCGTCCGGTCATCATCATGCATGGCATGTTCTACAGTATGTCCAAGCACTACGTGAGCCAATTCATGAAACCTAGTTTTATGGGGCAGTGCAGCAACTGGATTGATTGCAATATTCTTACCCTGAGCATAACCCTGAGAATTACCATTGGGCGAATCAAACCGGACTTCAGTTATATTGAGGGTTTCCAGTGCTTTGCACTTATCCCAATTCGGCACTGGAATTTCATTCACATAATCGGCCCCTTCAGTTTGATCAAGGGTGAACCAATTGTTTTTCAGTGTGAACCACTGGAAACATTCACCAGTCTTTTCGCCTGCACCATCTTTTTTATTGATGGTGACCGGCATCACCAAGGCTATTGCCTTTTCACCCTTTTTAACTTGCCTACCAAGTTCTGACCATCTCTTATAAGTTGCAATAGGTGCAAGGCCCATGCCCCGACCTTGCAACTGAGACCAAGCCAATAGTTGGTTCCCCATTGAATAGTTGTGAAAAGTGCTGTAGCACTTCGAGATGATGCCGGGTTGCGTTACAGCATCTTGTAGCATTGTTGACCATGCTACAGTCTTTTGGTTTTCCATGTTTTTCCTTTGTTTAGGTGCTGCCCTGTGCTGCACCATGTAGAGTAGTGTAACTGATTTTGAGACACGCTACATGTTTTATTGCACTATTTTCTAGGTGTTTACCCTATGTTTTGGGTTGAATTAGTTTGAATCGTTTGCATCAATGCGTATCAATGCATCGATGCAAAAATGGGCAAAA